ACAAAATATTTGCCCCCGGCTTCCCCTCAAAAGGCGCCAGAGCCGCCTCGGAAAACACTTCATCCGGCGAACGGATGACGGCGATGATCCGGCCGGAGTCCCCACCGGAGAGCCCCAGTTCACTTCCGAGATAGTCCTGCGTTCCAGTGCGGGCGATGGGCACATTCTTACAAATCAAAAAGCCCTCTCCAGTCTCAATCTGGTTTGGGCTTATCGTGTATCCGTAATATGCAAGCATCTATTTCCACCTTTCTGTCTTGTCGCACCTCGCACAGCGTTTCACATAGCCACCATACGGGCCGGAATCCCGGCTCCAGTGTTTGCAGTAGTGATGGCTGCACCGATGCTGTCTGACCCACTTGAAAATTCCCATCGCGATCACCTCCCTGTTTGTTGCGACGTCGCAATTAAAAGAGCGCCCCTCGACTGAAGGACGCTCTAATTCTTATGCTACATGCTTTTCAAACAAATTACCATATATCACATCAAATGCAGCTCTCATAAATGATTGATTGAGATTCTGCTTCTTAACTTCCTGTATTACATCGTCACGAAACTTTTCGAATTCATCAACAGACATTTCTCTGCATTCTTCTTGTAATTCCAACACAAGAGGAGCAATCTGGTCGCACAATTCGCGCTTTGACATCATGCCACCTCCCCGTAAACAACCTTGCATTTATTGCTGTTGCCATTGGAAAGTTCCAGCTTAATTACAGTCGGGTAATCATTTTCGATCAGCCATTCTCTGACCTTTTCCAGGACACTGCCTTTGTACTGGACCGTGACGCCGTCATGCCCGTTTCGGCTGTATGCAGTTCTCACGATTTCGTCTGTGAATAGATCCAGCTTCTGGATGATTGCGCTGACAGCCTTATCATGCGGGCGGCCAGACTCAGATAAAATTCCAAGTTCTTTGGCAATAGATGTGCAATCCCATAGCTTTGGAACATCGGAAATCACCGGAGTATTGACCGGATAGCCGGAGTCGGAATAGATCCGCACCACTTCGGCAGCTATGTACTTGGAATCCACTCCGGCATCGTGCAGAGCCTCCTTGATGTTCTTTACCATCATGTTTACGGAAGGCAGTTTCTCCTTCTTGGGCTTGTCCTGTTTTGGCATCTCGTAGGAACCAGTTTTGCGGAGAGTCGGGAGAACCTCGTCCGCGATCCAGTCTGTGAAAGCTTCTGCGTTTGGCTTGTGACTCTTGAATACCAGCTTATACACGCCGCTTTCGGTGAGGAAATTCTCACCTGTGTTATGCAATTTTCTAAAGTCGGTTTTACCGACTTTAGAATTTGTCAACTTTACAACCTGTTTTGCATTCATTCTTGCGATATTGTCTCTCACGTTCTTAATGTCGAGAATTTCTGCTACATGATACGGGTTAAATAATACCTGGCCGTTCAGTTCAAATACTTCTACATCGTGTCCTTCAAAGACCATTAAATTCTGCATTGCAAATTCCTCCTTGCAATTTCTGGCGGAATCCCTTACAATACAAGGTGATTCCTGGGTTTACAGGTTTCAGGTTTCGAGCAATCACGTCTGTCGCCAAACTTAGCGTGATTGCTCTTTTTTTGTTTCAAGTTCTTTTCTCACAAGTTCGGTAATGATGCCTGATACTGTTCTGCCTTCATTTACCGCTAACAGTTTCAGCTGCTTGTGAAGTTCATCTTCCAGCTTGACAGACAAAAGTTTCATCGCTTCTCCTTTCTAACCGTTTTGGTTGTATGCGGTAATAATACTACCGTTACGGTTGTATGTCAATATTTTTTTATATACATATTTCTTTTTACTTTCCTTTATGGTATTATTTCTACGAAGGAGGTGCCATTTATGTCAGATTTTCCTGAAAACCTCAAATTACAACGTCAAAAGAAAAATCTTACCCAAGAAGATCTTGGTCGATTGATTGGTGTTTCCGGCGTTACCATCATGCGATACGAAAAAGGTGCTCGTCAACCAAAGCTTGAAACCATCAAACGACTTGCTGATGCATTAAAAATACCCGTTGCCGCATTAATTGATATCAATTCACCGGTTATAAGCAAGGCCACCGACCGTTTTATATCTGGTAAACATCCAGAGGAAATTGAAACTTATGGAGATGTTATGGATGATATCGTGATGAATTCTCCCATTGGTTCAACTATTAATGAATATCAGACCGCAGTTGCAGAATTAAATCAATTAAGGCTTGATATGATAATTTTGTGCTATCAAACACTTGATGAAACTGGAAAAGAAAATTTATTTAAATATGCACAACAACTACTTGAGAATTCAGAAGATTTCCAAACATCCATGAAGGAGCATCTAACTGAAGACAAATAACTACCATTTATACTTAAAGCCGCCTACGACCAAATAGGCGGCTTTTCCTATGGGTATAAAAATACCACCGGCCATTTCTGACTGGTGGTACTTACATTACTGCTCGTAAAGCTTTTTCATATTCCTTCCTCAGCGCACATTTAAACGCTTCGATTTCTTCTTTTTTCATCCCAGGCTCTGCTGATGCACAGATATCTGGGACTTCATCTGCAAGGACTTTCGTCGCTTCTGGCTGCTGTTCATACATTTCGTCATAATCATCAACCAGGGCATCTTCAAGAAGAATCGAAAATTCATAGATGTCATCCGGTGTATTTTCCAAGAACTCTTTTATCGAATTCATTACTTTTTCAAACACGCTTCCAATCCTCCTTAAGCTTTTTCCTTCGCACAATTGAGACAACTTCCTGTGTTTCTAGGTTTTTTATAATTGCGAGCTGTTTTTCTTCTGAGAAATAAATTTCTTTTACATTATCTTCTCTAAATCCCGCTTTTGACGTCAAAAGTTCTTCAACATCTGCGTATTGAATTTTAGGATATCCTGACTTATTCAGCCGAGGCATTCTGCTTAATGCATGTGTAGAAAGTAAAACGCCCTTTTCTCTAAAATAATCATACGTTCTTCTCGACTGCTCTTTAAATTCATTCGACCAATCCTTTTTATTAAGCTCGGTATATGTCCTTTTCACCTTTTGCAGGACATTCCATTTCTCAGCATTATTATACTTCAATTCCCTGAACTTCGCAAAGTCTTTCGGCACATCATTCCCCAGAATGGACCGATACTCTTTATGCTGCTTCATATCCCGTAGAAGCCGCTGCCGGTTCTTCTCTTTTTCCCGGTATGCCGCGATCTGCTTCTTCGTTCTGGGATCCCGGCTCAAAGGATTCTTTTCGATGCTTGAAAAGTCCTTGTCCTTCTGGATCCGCTCCGTGCTCTTACCGATCGTGGTGTACTTGACCAGGCTGTGCAGGCAGTTCGGATGGATGTTCAAGTAGGTGTTCGACAGATCATTACTCCCATACGGATCGACCTTCCCAAACGCTACCGTTAACGGCGGATAATCCGGATTGGTGCCGCTCTTCGAATACACACGCCCTTCTAACGGCGCACACACCGGACAGGTTGTCCCGACTTTCGTGATCTGCCAGAGATCATATTCATCGGATGTCAGGAGTGCTGCCACTTCCGCCTGTCTGGCCGTCGTCCGGACCGCCATGTTACCGTAAGCCTGCATGCTCCATTTCCGTCCAGCTTTGTCCGTAAAACCTGTAATTCCGTTTGTCTCCAACTCCTTTACAAGGTCCTGGCTGCTCTTGATCCACGGCTTCCCTGCCGCCTCCTGCCGGAGGATCTGTTCCAACGCCAGTTTCCGGTACGGATCGTTCTCCAACCTTGCGATCGTAAGCACATTCTCAACGCTACTCTTCGCCGTTCCCGCCATCTCCATGAGTTCCCCTTGAAGATTGTTCGCCAACTGCTCCATAATAGCAATCTGGGTCACGGAGCGTGTTCCTGTGATCGTCCTCGCGTTGGTATACCCGGCGGCATCTTTATCCGAGTGATAAAAAATCTTTTCAATCATCACTGGCACATAGTTCCGGGGGTCGCCCACCATGTTCTGAAGGATCTTCTGGCCCCGCTCCAGCGCCGCTACCTCGGCATATTCTACATGCCCTGCGGCACGTTTCCGGGTGATCTCTCTGATCAGTTCCTGCTCTGTCCGGAGGAAAAGATTTCGAAGCAGCGCCGTAACATCAGCCTTCTTTGGCGGCCGGATCTTCGTTGCCATCGCCTACATCATCCTCCCCTGTGCTCCCTGGGAAGGAAAAGCCCGCCATAGGATCCTGCATGCTGCGGGACTCCGAGTAGAACTTTCCTTTCCCGGCTTCGATTGCTTCATCCGTGATCTTGCTGTAAAGTCCTGTCTCATCGGACAGACTCTTCAGTTCCTGCATAGCGGTTGCCGCATCAATCAGGTCATTCTGATATACCGCAAGGACCGCATTGCTCTTCCGCTCTGTGATCTCCGCCACGTCTTTCGCATCCGGCGTCTGCATCGGCGGGAAGTCGATGTCCATATCGTCCGGAATCCTGCCCCATGCCGATAGCGCCATGATCGGGAGCAGCCGTTCAATGATTCCCCGGA